CATTACATAGTTATAACGCAATTGCACCTTTTCGGCTTGTGTGAATTTTTTTATGCTTTTAGTAATGCCTTGTTCTAAAGCGAATTGTTGTAGGTTTACTTCGGTCATTACAATACCAAGGCGCTTTAAACTTTCTGTTTCGCCTGTGAAAACAGAACTTAAAGCAGTAGTAACTTCATCAATATTTATGTTTTTAAATGAAGCTAAATCCCCAGCTAAACCAACTAAAGAAGTAGACATATTAGCCGCTTCATTAGTACTTAAACCCATTGAAGTACTCATATCGCCAAACAATGCGGCCATATCCAAAGCCGTACCCTCGGCAATACCAAAACTTTTTAATGTAGTTTTTGCAAAATCTTTAACCTCTTGGCTTGAATTTTTAAAAGAAACATCGACTTTATTTAAACTTTCTTGGAAGTCAGAAGCAAATTTAATAGCCGCACCACCCGCCAAAGTAATTGGAGCGGTAACGTAAATGCTCATTGATTTACCAATACCTTGAACCTTTTTTCCAAAAGATTCTAGCCTTGAACTTGCGGTTTTTAGTGAAGCATTGAGTTTGGTGGCGTCCCCTTGTAGAACAACCTTTAAAATACTTTCCGGCATACTTTATAATTTACTCCAAAAATACAAAAAAATAAACCTTTAACTTTTGGGCGCCATAGATTCGACCTTTTTCTTAAATGCTTCGTATTGGTCTTTAGTAGATTTTGGTTTGCCTTTTTCTAAATAGCAATCTTGTGGTAATGGAAATAGTTGTTCCGGCGAAACCATATTAGCCTTCTTAGATACATTAACATTGATAATCATAGAAGCCAAATATCGCGTTTGCTCCCATTGAATATTCAATTTAATATTATGCGATTCGCCTAGTAATTGATTTTCCTTCCAAGTGTTAGACCAAAACTCGTTTGGTTTTATGCCAACTTGCCCAATGTAGTAATCCAATAAGGAATCCCAATTAAGTTGGCTATTTACTTTCCCTCGGCTTTTGTAGTACGTTTTACTTTACGTTGAATACCCATATTAAGGTCGTTACCTAAAATACGAGACTCTAACATAGCGTTAATAATATCCTCTAATTTTTCGGCCGGCATATCCTCTAACCAAGCGCCAACTTGAAACTCGTTATAGTCTATTTGATTGCCCTCCTCTTGGTCGTAAGCCAATAAACCGGAATATATAAGGGTTCTAATTTTGGAAATGCTCATTCCATTATTAAAAACTTGCCCAATATCCTCTAAAGATATTCCTAAAATTTCTGTAAAATTAGCCCAGAAGTTCATAGAAAAGTGCATATTTCTATTTTTACCCCCTAGCTTTAAAGTGTAGTAGCCTCTTTTCCTTGTTGCCATTATGTTTAAATTAAATATAAGCGCAAATAGGGCATAATTGCCCTACCTACGTTTATTTGTTATTGTTATGCGTTTACACTAGAAGCAATAGCACCTGTAATGGTAATAGAACCACTATAAGAAACAGGGCTTTCAGCATCAGCGGAAACTTCTAAGCTATCAATAAAACCAGAACCGGTGTAAATAGTGTCCCCACTTGCCGCGGTTCCAAAGCTAAAATCAACTTTGGTTCTATTGATAATGTAATCAGCAATTTCTACCGAGTTGGCGGCATCGTCATAAGCAACCAATCCATCAAAAGAAATTGAACCACCTCTTGCTCCCGCAATAACTTCATTCCAACCCGCGCTATCCTTAGTTGTAGCATCTGGCAAGTCTTGAGAAAAAGAAATCGAGCAGCTTGTTGTGTGTCCAATAGTTGCTAAAGTACCGCCGCTTCCAATCACTTTGATTAGTAAGTCGGTTCCGTTAAATACGCCTTGAGTAGCCATATATTTATAATTTTAATTTAAAGTTTTTTCAAAGATACAAATAAATAATTATACGTTATTCCAAGCGGTGGCTATGGTATTCCAATATTCAAATATAGTATTCCAAACTCTTTGGTTAGTAACACCTATTAATGAAGTCAATTGAATATCCAAATCAAATGAAACCGAATTATTTGTTTCGGCTTTTTCACTAACCGCCTCAATATATCCGGTTCCGCTTATTATATGCTTATTATTTACAAAATCTTTAAAGTAAATAGTTAATGGCGCCCTTGTTATTAGTAAATCAACTAATTGCTCATAATTTAACGCATCGCTATAATCCGTTAAACCCTCCGTCTTTAGTTTACCACTTCTAACTCCGGCAATAAATTCACTCCAACCTTCACTATCTTTATTTGTAGTGTCAAGCAAATCTTGACTTAAATTAAACGTAGTGCTTTTACTATGACCTAACGGCGTTTCGCCATTATATAATAAAAAGTTAGATGAGTTTAATAAAGCCATTCGCTAATCTTCAACAACTTCTTCAACAACTTGCTCGTAAGAACCGTCTTTTAAATCTATATTTATTTTACCGTATTTTTCCTCTAACTCTTTTTTAGTTTCGTTTTGCTCTTGGTTAATCGAAGCTAAATAATGTAGTATTTCGTGNTTTTGGGCTTCCAAAATACCTAAGTCGTGAAANGCAGCGGCTTTTGTTTGCTCTTGCTTTTTTAAAGTTTCTAATTCTTTTTCCTCTAGTTTACTCATAATTAAAATATTTTTACAAAAGTAATAATTTATTCAATTGTTTCGTCTATTTGCGCACTAAATCTTTTAGTAATAATCACAGGGTTTGCAATCTTGTCTAATTGGTCATCTAAATTAGCTTTTAAGCTATCTAAATCCATCTTAGCCTCTAACCAAGCTACTACGTCATCTTCGCTTAGTTCGTCAAAAGGAGTGAATCCTTCTGCGCTAGGCACATCTAAAGTTTCAACACCAATACTGCTAGTAGTGTTAGTTCCGTCTGTGGCTTCATAAACCCAATGTACATTTTGAATTGAATCTTTTAAACCATCGTAATCAACGTAGCAATCCATTGCTACAATTCTCATTTTGTAAGTATTCATTTTTATCTATTTATTAAAGAGTGAAATATATTTTAACCCAATGGTTAGTTAAAGAACCACCGCTAGTGGTTAATGTTAATTGTATGTTTGTAGANGTTACAGTATATGAAGTAACAGTTCCATTAAAAGCCTGGTATGATACCGCAGTAAAGTTTCCTGTTGGAAAACTTGCGGGTCTTTGTAGGTTTACCGTTATAGTAGCCGCATTAAAGGCTGGTATTGTTCTATAAATGTAAATGTAGTTTTGACCATCGTCATTAACAACAAAAGAACTAGGCGTTGAAGTATCGTAGTCTTGCCAAGTAGTAGGAGATACGCTAGTATAAGTTCCTNTTGCTGACCAAGTGCTTCCAAAACTCCAACTAGGCTGCACCCGTTTGTCTGTTATAACAACTTATTTCATAGCTTCTAGTACCCTCGTTACTATATTGAATAGTACCGCCAAATACGTTAGCATATATAGGCGCATAAGATGAATACCCGTAAAAGTCGGAAATTGCTTGTGGTGGTGTAAATCCAGCACTATAAGCCATATTAGACAAGGAGGCAGGCACGCCATCTCCTTGAGGCGTGTTGCCATTTATCTCATAATAAATATCTCCAACACTTAACGGTCCGCTAGTTGGTAACGCCATCTAATCTCTTTTTAAGTTCGTCTATTTGTTGTTGTTGCTCTTTAATTGCTTCTATTAACACACCAACTATGTTTCCGTAGGCTACAGATTTCATACCTTCGCCATCTTCTTGAACAACTTGCGGTAGTACCTTTTCAATTTCTTGAGCAATTACTCCAATAGATTGTTTATCGTCTCCTATCTTGTTGTATTCAACGCCTCGTAGTTGAGTTACTTTATCTAAAGCATTTTCAATTGTGTTTACGTTTTCTTTTACTCTAGCATCTGAATAAGCAATTATATCTCCCGTTGCTCTAATTGTTCCATTAACATCTAATTTATAGCTAGGTGTTGAATCCCCAATTCCTACGCTGCCTGTATGGTCGATAGTCATTGCTCTAGTAGTAGGTAATGTACCCACGCCGTTTAAATCAGAAGGGTATGATTGAGCTATACCGTAGACATCAAAACATAAATTTGCTCCAATTAGCCTAATTCTGTCTCTTCCAACTGAATCATTCTGACCATCGTTTCCTTTATATAGAATAAGTTCTGAACGTTCAGTTCCTGCATAAACTCTTTCTCCAATATATGTAGTATTGTTTATGTCTCCTGTAGTACCGTGAAAAGTAATATAATTCTGTGTACCATCAACACCTAATTTGATATTTCCTGCAACATCCAATTTTTGGCTAGGGTTAGTCTCTCCGATACCTACTTTACCTGCTGAGGTAATACGCATTGCTTCTGAGCCTGAAGTAATAGGGTCGGCAGTTGAAGAACCTGTAGCCACACTAAATGTTAATGCACCTATTTGGTCTATTCCCTCTGCACTCGCTCCATTAGCAATAGCCCATCTTCTTGAAGAATTACTATTATTGTCCCACAAAGATATAGATGCAACATTAGATGATGAACCTCCACTACCCGCAATACTTATTTTTTGACTAGGGTCAGTCGTTCCGATACCGATGTTTCCGCTAGTAGCTACTACTAAATCTAAGTTAACTCCGTCTCTACCTAAAGCTATTGGTTCTGCTGTTGAGTTTGACCCAAACATAGCGTGACCTGAATAAGTTGTCATTATAGCTGTGCTTGCTTGAGCTTGCCCAGATATATAAACGTTTCCATTAACGTGTAGTTTTTGACTCGGACTAGTTGTCCCTATTCCTACTTTTCCGCCACCAGTGGCCATATACACATTTCCTGCATTGTAGTTTTGTAAGAAAAC